CAATAAGCGTACTTTCCCAACAAAAAATAATTTAGGAAGATGAACAGAGAATTTTTAAAAGAGGCTATTGCTGATGCCAAAACTGTAAAAGAATCAGCGATCGCCAATGCTAAAGTTGCTTTAGAAGAAGCATTTTCTCCTCAACTCAAATCCATGCTAGCTTCAAAATTAGAAGAAATGGATAAGTATGAAGAAGATGATGTTAAAGAAGAAGTAGAAGAAGCAAAAAATGAAATTGAAGAAGAAACTATTGAAGAAACTATTTCTGAAGAAAAAGAAGAAATGGATGAAGAAATGGATTTGGATGAAATTTTAAATGAGTTAGAAAAAGAAGAAGTTAAAGAAGATGATTTATCTTTAGAAGAGGAATTAACAGAAGCAGAAGAAGACGAAGTTGAAGAAACTGAGGAAGAAACTGAAGAAGTTGAAACTGAAGAAGAAGATGAAGACATTGATCTTGAAGATATGTCTGAAGAAGATCTAAAATCATTTATCGAAGACGTTATTGAAGATATGGTTAAAGCTGGTGAGTTAGAAGCTGGTGAAGCTGTTGAAGACAATGATGAAGATGAAATGGAAATGGATGTGGATATGGATGTTGAAATTGAATCTGAAGAAGAAGTTGTTGCAGAAGAGAAAGATGATTACATGGAGGAAGTAAAAAAAGAATTAGATGAAGCTTATGCTACTATAAATTCTTTAAACTCAGAACTTAATGAAATTAACTTGCTTAACGCTAAATTGCTTTATTCAAATAAAATCTTTAAATCTAAATCATTAAATGAGTCTCAAAAGGTAAAAGTTTTAGGAGCATTTGATAAAGCTTCATCAGTTAAAGAAGTTAAATTAGTATTTGAAACTATCAATGGTAATTTCAAAACAAAGAAAACTAAACAAATTTCTGAAAACATGATTGGATCTGCTTCAAAAGCAACTTTCACACCTAAGGTTAATAAAAAACCTATAGTTGAGTCGAATGAAATGGTTGCTAGATTTCAAAAACTAGCAGGTATTAACAAATTAAAATAAATAATTAACAAACTAAAATTAAATTAAAACAATGTCACAATTACAATCTCTTTTGGAAAGTGCTAATCCGTACAAATCACTACAGAGTGATGCTGCAAGATTAGCCAACAAGTGGGAAAAGACAGGATTGTTGGAAGGTGTAGGAAACGAAACTGATAAGAACAATATGTCTATGATCCTAGAAAACCAAGCTAAGCAATTAGTAATGGAAGAAAGCAACACAGGTGGTGGTGCAGGTGCTGGTAGTTTTTCTGCTGGAACAGGTGCTCAATGGGCTGGTGTAGCTTTACCGTTAGTAAGAAAAGTGTTTGGTCAAATCGCTGCTAAGGAATTCGTTTCTGTTCAGCCTATGAATTTACCATCTGGTCTAGTATTTTTCCTAGATTTCCAGTATGGAACTGCAAAATCTCCTTTTGGTACTGCTGCAACTGATGATTCTCTTTATGGAGATGCTTCAGCAAACTTCGGTAACACTGCAACTGGTGGTTTATACGGTGCTGGTAGATTTAGTTACTCAATTAATGACTCAGCTTCTGTAGCTACTGCTACTACTGCTTCAGCTGCTGCGGATTGGTTTGCAGATATGAATGCAGATTCAGCTTATTCAGCTTCAGCTGTTGCAGGTGATTATACAGTTGTTACTGTTCCAACTTCAGCTTTAGCTAGTTTAGATACTGAGGCAGTTAGAGCATTCCAATTACATACTGGTTCTTTCCTAGCAGGTGCTGCTGGAATTCAAGAGTCAGCATTTACAAAAATTGTTGGTGCTAACGTACAATTCATTGTATCAGGTTCAGTTGCTCCAGTTCAAGCTTCAGATGTTACAGTTGAGTATGTATTACAACCAACTGATAAAAACAGAGGTGATTTTGAAGAAGGAAACACTAACTTAAATGGTGATAATAATTCAATCTCAATTCCTGAAATTAACGTTCAGATGAGAAGTGAGGCTATCGTTGCCAAAACTAGAAAATTGAAAGCTGTTTGGACTCCTGAGTTTGCTCAAGATTTAAATGCTTACCATTCTTTAGATGCAGAAGCTGAATTAACTTCAATCATGAGTGAATATATTTCGTTAGAAATTGACATGGAAATTCTTGATATGTTAATCGAATCAGCTGCTGCTGGTACTGAGTACTGGTCTGCTGAGAAC